GCTGAAGGCATCGCTCAATCCTCGCAGAAAAAAAACGGTGACGGAAAATTTGCCAAAAGGAATGAACAAGGTTCGCTTCGTTGTCGTCTCGAATACGCCACGCCAACCCCGCACCTTCAAGGTCGAGGAAAGAATTTGACGTAACATCAACAGGCAAAACCCCTTGATTATCGTATACAGCTTGCCGTGTGACACCTGCCGCTCCCGCGTCAACAAAGTCAGGCCCCAACCATGCATGCTCAGGAATGTCATCAAAAGCATAGCGCTCTACAGCACTATAATCCACATTCTGCCCACCGATATAACTACCATTCGCAAGAATAAGATCATCATTTGTTGTGTTGTGAACAACAAATGAGAGCTGAACCCGAGTTGTAGTGGTATCGGTAATTGTGTGCCCGTCAGTAGCTGTTTCAGACTGAAACAAAGCATGAATTTCATTACCAGAGGAATCGGTAATAACTTCTCCAGTCGTAGCATTCGCAATCTTCACAAGGTTCTTAGGTGTAAGAGTGTCCCCACCTGCAACCTCATCCAAAGTTGCAGTTCCAAAAGAAGAGTTGTAGGCAACAACAGTACCCAAAGTGGTGACTGCACCTACAGCCGCAGTAGTATTCCCTGGAAGCTCACCAGAGCCAAGAATAACCACATCACCAGCACCACCACTTAGGGTAGCACCACCCCAAGAACCATTTGCCATGGTCTCGGTTGAGGCAATTGTATTACCCGCTGTGCCTTGCGTCTTCGCGGTCACATCCATTGTGTCGCCAGTACCTGCCGCCGCCGTAACAGTAGGATGTAGTGTGGTAGACGCAGCATAAAGAGTACCAGCACCAGACCCTAGAGTAATTGCAGCGATCAGATTGTCTAGCGAATCAGAAGCAGAGGCCCCGATCAAGACGTTCCCGTCCACATCAGTCAGCACGGTCTGAAATGTATAAGTTTTCGTATCAATCGTAACCGTCTCTGTATTCGCAGCATTACCAGTGAGTGTCAGCACACCCGTAGCAGCTACACCAGCGGGTACTGAAATATCAGCACCAACGACTGCCCGCCGTTTAAGAATACGTTTACGCTCAATATTGTGAAGATCGTTGTTCAGGTCATCTACTGCACGCTGCGTTTCACCTTCACCGGTAAACGTGGTAGGTGTTGTTAAATCATCATACCAGTTCCCAGTCCGACGCTTTAACAGCGTATGCGTCATCGAGCGAAGGTTATTGAGATCGTCCTCTAGATGAGAGGTGTTTGTCTCATAATTCGCTACCGACGGCGCAGTAGTATCGGTATAAGTTTCCGATGGTTGGACCTGCTCTTCCTGTCGAACAGCAGTTCTCGTCATACCACTCCCTCCTTAAACCCCTCAACCGGCGAAGCTTTCCACCAGTCTACCACCCTCACTGTATAATACGCCAACTACCTGACCCTACTTTAGCACAAAGTTCAAATTGCGGCTTCAGTGGTGACTGTTATCGTTCCTCTGCTTATTACTTCGCTGTCTAGAATAACTAGGTTACCATCAGAATCGAGACGAGATACCAATACAGTAGTTCCATCTGTGGCAAGATGCCCCTCAATTCGAGCATTTACAAAAGAAACACCTTCAATCGCTAAAATAACATCGTCCAGATCAGACTCATATAAAGACACTCCAAATTCACGGTCTCTTAAAACTCCACTAATAGTGGCTTCCACAGCCGTGCTTATTACAGACTCAGAATAACCACTGGAAACACCCACTCGTGCTCGAACAACGGCGGAAACCAAAAACAATTCGCCCGATGTAACAGAAACGGTCTGAGTTACTTCTTTCCGCTCATCCAAATAATCTTGTAATGACTGCATCAAACCAGAAGACGGCGCAGTGTAAAAACCACCCGAGTCCCTAACAAGAATCGGAACATTTATAAGATTCGCTTTGCAATCCGCCGCCAATATCTTATCGAAGTGCACATTGATAGCATAAATCACGCTGTCCGTATCACTAGGATCAGTTATCTCAACAAGAGCAGTATTGACCGTGTCGATATTTGACACCTCTGTGCCTATATTCGTACGCTCAGTGCTGAGATTTGCTACTTCCGTATTCGCAGAAGTGAGACTCGTAACAAGGTCAGCAGTTAAATCTTCAATCGAATTCAAATCACTTATTGCAGAATCCGCAGCCGCCACGGCATTACCCGCAGCCGTCCCTATATTAGTACGCTCAGTATCGATAAGATTAAACCACTCTTTTATTGCATTCTTCTCCCCCGTGCTCGCACTTGAGGCGTCCACCTCCGCCTGTCCAGATGTAACGTGATTCCCTATATCGGTAGCGTCTACAGATATCTCTCCAGAATAGTCTTTAATACTACGCAAAGACGTTCGAGCCGTACCTGTCTCCGTATTTATGTCAGCAACCTGAGTAGTGATATCAGCAGTGTCAGTCGCAATCTGCGTAAAAGATGCGTCCATGTTCGTCAACGACGTGTTCATATTCGTCGTTGAAGTCGTCAACGTTGTGTTCAAGGTCTGAACTGCAACCCATATAGTATCGAGAAGGTTCTGAACCGTTAGGTCTGTTGCAGCCGACCTCGAAGAGATTGCCTTCGCCACTGCCACACGCCCAAACAGAGGGTCAGCGTACGCGCCTGCCAGTGTCTTATAGTCCTCGTTCACGACAGCCACTTCGCGGGTCTTCCACTTCTTAGGCGCGAAAGCCTGTGCACTCGCCAGTGTCTCACGATCATCGCCGCCTACAGAACCTTCAGGATTCGTGATACTCAGGGATATCTCATTGAAACTCACGACGAGAGGCGTGACCTCTTCAGTGATTGTCTCCCTTCCTACTTGACCTTCCTTCCCACGAGAAGCCACATAGGTCACGTCAATAGAAGCACCCGCCGTCGGTATGTTACCAGCGATACCATCACCGAAGCGCACCGTTGAAGGTTCATCATTGAAACCAACCTCGAACTGGTCAGTCGCGCCATATTCAAGCAGATTAACCACACTCCAAGGCGCACCGTCCACATTCGCGGTTACAGTCCCTTGCACTACGAACTTGTTATCTGGAATTCGACGAAGCTCAAACACCTGAGACGACGTACCGTCAGATATAAAACTCTCTTGAATCGTTTCCCCTTCATAAGCAGGAATGATCTTCGAGTTCGTTAAGCCTTGCTCCGCTGGCGCAAAAGTTACTTCTTCCGCAGACTCAAATATAAGGCTATTCGGCCCTTCAAACTGAAAACCCGCTGGTACAGGCACATCGAAGCTATAGACATCTTCAACCGTCACTTGAAGATCTACAGAGGAGGCCACAGCTCCTCCCATCTTATAACCAAGTTGTCTCGAAGCTCTCGCCACGCTGGCCCGCGTTCGCGCAGTTGTCAGGTATGTATCGGTAGCACGACGATCCAAATAGAAACTAAGAGCGTCTAGACCGTAAGCTGTCAGGTCCAGAAGCATAATACCAAGACTAGAAATCGAAAAGTCATTGAAGTCGGCAGCGTACTTTACTTGAAGCTGTGCCCGAAGATCATCGTTGTGGGTATCGAAGTCGAGCCCCGCATATCGAGCCCGGTTCAGAGAACCTAATGCAATACCATTCGTCATAACGTCCCTCTACCCTTAAGGTGTCGACAGCGGCACCGCTACCGCCCCTGGAAGCCTCGTATTCAGTACGATATACACCAATGTCATTATTATCTGATTGTCTTTACGCTCCAACTGAATGTCTGTGAGTTGAACCCGAGGCTCATACTTCGCAACCACACCCTTCACCTCAGAACGTAGAAGATTACCGAGTACGGCGTCGTTGTTCTCGAATACAAAAGCCTTTGCATTTGTCCCATAGTTAGAGCGCATCACACGCTCACCATTAGACGTCAGTATCAGTTGAGTGAGCGACTCTCTAATCAAATCGTCGTCATTCGAGGCCGCAGGGAACGACGTTCCTGCTTTCTGGAAAGGGAACTTGATCCCTTTATAAAGATTCACAGTCATCAAAACACCCCGCACGTATTCGTAATTGGAGCCACCGCGCCGTCCACTCCAGTGATTAACACAGTAACCGCGCTCTTTGTCACACTATCAATCACCTTTGCCACCTGCTCGGCCTGTGTCTTCGCAGTCCCCTCTTTCCGAGATAAAGCCGTCACCAAAGCCCGATACATCGCATCGGTTTCAATACCAGTCACAACAGAAGAGGTCTCGCTGGCGAAATCCTCCTCAGTACTATGAGGGCATGCTACCGTTGGCGTAGGTAACGACCCCGTAGCAAATTCAGCGCCTGTCCAATATGCAACAAAAGCCGTGTCTATCTGGCGACAAAAGTCCTTGAGACTCTGTGACCGCTGGAACTCCAACTCATTTGCAAACTTCTCTTTCGTCACATTGCTCACAAGGTCCCCTGATATATCCTCTGCCGCTTTCGCATAGTCATGATACACCGTAGCGAATTTGTCTTCTGCTTGTCGAACGTTCGCTATCGAAGTAGGCCGTGAAAACCAACTGATGAGGTCCTGCTTCAGCTTCGCGCTATTCAGGCTCATTTCGTCTTCACCACTTGAGACAAGAGTGCTGGAGTAGGTGGAGGTGTAGGCGGTCCAGAAGGTCCCATAGGGGTCGAATGGGTATGTGCCACGGCCCAATTAAACCACGCCTGCCCTTTTACCAAAGGCTCTGTTGCATTCCCACCGAGATCAATAAGAGTAGCTTCGATCTTTGCCCCTGAAGAACTCAGTGTGACTTTGTTCCCAGACTTGTCCGCTATCTCGATCTGACCCGTTTGCGCATCCATCACAACCGTCTGCGCTGGATTCGCATTATCAGTAATCTCTATCGAACCTTCAGGTGTGAATTTGATAGAGGCCGATCCGCC